AACACGAGCTACCCATCGATTACTTTCACTACTTTGAGAACAAGTTTTCGACGCCGGTGTCGGATTTGCTCGAACCGCTCGTCGAGGGCGACGCGAAGCGTGAAATCTTCGGGGAAATCCGAGGTCAACACAGACCAAAAACCGCGCGCGAAAAAAAGAAGCAAGGCACCGAACCCACGGACGTGGAAAAAAATGCAATCTCCACGCTATTTAAAAATTATGCCACCAACATGAATAAGTAGAACACATGGATGGCGTCCTTAATCAAGTCGCACAGTTGATCACGGATCAGGTGGACATAAAGGTTGAGAAGAAACTGTCGGTCTACATAGACATCATCTCTCGAAAACATGGAATATCGAGGTCGGAGTTGTACAAGGATTTGAACGCGATCCTTGAAAAGGAGCCGTTGTGTCAGGGGTTGAAGAGGGATGGGGTGCGGTGTAAGAACAAGGCGACGATAGAGGGGTATTGTGCGAAGCACTGCCAGCAGAGGAGGTGCACGACGCCCGTGATCCTTCAGAGCGCACATACGCATAGTCCAGACATCCCGTTCTCACCGACGTGTGCGGCGTGCGTGGCGGATCAGCAGAGGCAGATGAGATTTGCCGAATTTCAATTCCCGTTTTAATAATAATGCACGTCATCCCTGTCCGAATCAGTGTCACCGATTACACGACACCGGACGACCTCGACAGGTATTTCTCAGATTCGTGGAAACGGTGTGGTTCTAATAAAATCAATTTCGTGTTCGACATTCGTCAGTGTCGAAATGTCTCATTGCGAAGGCTGTTGGGTATGCGATCGGTGTTGAATAAGCACAGGGCGAACTCTCGCGCACACATCGATCACAGCACTGTCGTGGTCGCGAGTAACACGACGAGGAACATCCTTCGCATGGGATTAGCGATCATACGGACGGAACGTCCAGTGAATGTGATTAAAGTCTAGTCTAATTCGTTTTTTGTTGACGCAAGAATTGCTTGTAATTTTTACTATACTTTTGAAGAACCTTTGAGACTTGTGCGTCGGTGAGCACGCGCTTCTTCGAGTTGTTGTTGCTGCGATTTCGAATGTTGAAAAAGAGATTGCGTTCCCGTTGTGTGATGTTTTTGGGCTCGTACCCAGAATACCCGTTGAGAATGTTGTTCATGATGACTTCGGCGCGACGTCTCGCGACTTCTTTCTGGTTCACGGGGAAGTCGCGCTTTCTTATCGCCATGGTGAGCGGAGTGTCGCCGCGCGATTGAGTGTTTTTAAACAGCATCGTCGCCTTGAGGGAAGGAAGGGTCTTCCCTTGGTATCTCGACACGACGAGAAGGACGCCGTCGTAATCGTTCTTGGTATTGACACCCATCTTGAACCGCGGATCCGTTGTCGGGTTGACCCCGAATCGCTGCCTGATTCGGTTTTCCATGAAGCGTCGTTCCCGTTCCTTGTACTCGACCCCGTTCACGTTGCTGTTGGTGTCATCATCGGGTTCATCCACGTACGCGTCGTCGTCGTCGCTGTCGTAATTGCTCGGCAACTCGTAGTCCGAATCATTTTTACCACTGAGGTCAACACCCGAAAAATATTTCTTTTCGGCGCGCGTCAGTTTCGTCGTGTAGTTCGCCACGGCGGTCTTGTACTCCTTGATGTAATACTTGAGTTCGGCGTTCGTGAGGGTCTTGGACGTGTACGGGGCGTTGATCGTTCTCACGAGAAGGGCGTCCTTGTCCTTCACGTTGTCGTATTGCTTCTTCGCGTTCTTGTACGCACTGATGAGGTTGGAGGATCCGTTTGGTTTCATCGAAGCCAGCCGTTTCTTCTCGAGTCTGTTCAACTCGTTCACGATTTCGTTACGGCTCTTTTTCACGATCGCGTTGTTGACCTTCAATGCGTTGATGACACCCTCTTGTGCGCGCTGATTGTTTTCCAGGTTATTCAAGCGACTCTTCGCGCGCGCAATCGTGTTCGTGTATCTATTGAGCTGGTTCACGTAATCTTTTCGAACATTGTTGAATGTGTTCATGTTGATGAACGGGTAATTCGCGCGATTGATCGATTTCGCCCACATCGCCGCTCGATTGTTTCTGGTGACCGGCGTGTTCGCCGCGGGCTTGGGCTTGGGCTTGGGCTTGGGCGTGGGGGCGCTCTTCGCATTCTGGATGTTCTTGAGCAGTTCCTCGCGCGTTTTCTTGACGCGCTTGCCATTGACCATCTTGGTGAGAAGCACTTTAGCGCGCTTCGCCGCGTTCTTGTTCGCGTCAGTCGGTGCGTTCGCCGTCTTCGCGACGTTCTTCGACGCGGACTGTGTCATCATGTTGTTCGACAGCGTCTTTCTTATGTTACCGTTACCATTTGGGTAGTTTCGAAGACCCGATTTCATGATTTGTAATTTCATCGCGGATTTCGCACTCTTACCCGCCGCAATCTTCTTGATGCGCGCGATGATCTGTGCCTTGGTCGGGTTCTTGTTCATGAATTCCTTGAAACGTTTTTCTTCTGTCGCGAGAGCGGACATGTATATAATACTACCGCCTGAAAAAAACTGAAATTTCATTTTCACGTGACGATACACGAACGCGCCCGAATCGTCGATGGCGTCACACTACGACGCACCGAACCACACCAATGAACGCTCTCCGAAAGTCGTACGACGCCACCTCCATCAAGGATCTCATCGAACAGGTTGAGAAAGAGGAGCGACGCGCGGTGAAAGATATCACCGATCCCCCTATTAAAGTTTTAAGACGTTAGATTTGTAAGTAACATGAGTAAATCTGACATTTTGTTGACCAGCATCGACCAGTTCTATTCGAACCCGATACATCGCGAAAAGCTGCTTTCGATCCTCCAAAAGAAGAGTCACATCAGCCTTCGGAACATCGAATGGTTCATCACGAATTACTCGCGCAAAAATCACACACACTACGACATCGATGGCAAGCCATTCGTCGTGCACTCGGCGTACAAGTCGAGTCTGGACGGTTTCAGTAAGGCGTTCTTCGACCCGTTCGCGAGAAGTAGCAAGATTGCGTATAAAGTACCTGGGACTGGGGAGGAAATTAGCACGACCGTGGCACAACTCAACTTTTTGAGATGGGTGATTCGAACGAAACTTTTGGATTACATGGAGACGAATCGCTTAACGTTGTTCAAGAAATGATCAACCTTGTTTAGTTTTCTAGGTTTGAGGGGTCCGAGGTTGTTCGGAATCTCCTCGATAGATTTCTGAATGATGTTCTTGTTTGTGAGGGACTCGCGCGTGCCACGGGCGCCGACGATTTCCATCTTCCCACCCTCGAACAGAAACACCTCGATCGACGTGTAGTACAGGTGTAGACTGTATATGTAAGCAGAATTTTCCAACGTACACTCAATCTTTGTTTTGCTCCCCTGCAATTTTTCAAAATCCAGATAGCCGCTCGGTTGCGAATTACTCGGGTACGTCGCGAACGCGTACGTGTACAGATTCCTGATTGGACGCGACAGATACTTGTGCTTCGGCATGAGCCACTTGTAGAACAGGTGATTCGTGCTCGTCGAGTTCGGTAAGGCGTTGCCTTGAATGTAGAATTTAGCGGTGTCCATGATCGGTGCGAAGAACGAGTAGATCTCGTCGTAGTTGAGGTTTGACGAAAAGTTGAACCGGTTGTGAATGTAATACTTTCCTTCCTCGGTCTCGCCCGCCTCCTTGACGAGGTTTTCTTTTTCGAACGCACTGTTTCGAAAAAACCAGTGCATGGCTTTCACGGGACCGTTCGGGACGAGTTCGTTCTTTACGAATGGTTTTCCGACTTCGCTCTGCACCACTGGATGTTTCTTCGCCACTGACGTGACGATCGTTTGGCGCTCGCGCATGAAATACATACGCTCCTCGGACGTGAGCGTGATTTCTTCCGTGATGATGTCGAATTCCGACAGGGTCACCGTGCCCGTGGTGTCCGTGAAAAAGGTTTGTGGGTACCATTCGAACTCGAATTCAATCTTTTGTTTGTG